GTAATGAATATATTATTATAAGAGTATGTAGAGCTGTAGCAGGATGTCCTGTCAATACCGATACAGATGAATGTCCTACATGTGTAAATGAGAAGAGAAAGATAAGTATATATAATACACTAAAAAATGAGAGTAGAATAAATAAGAATAAAGTAAAAATAAGTAGAACTTCTCTTTTATTAAATTGTAAATTATGTATTGGTTATTTTCTTAGAGATATAAATTATCGAAAATAAAAAATATAAATGGATAATAAGTTAAAAGACTTCCGTAACTTCCTTTTTATATGTTGGAAACATCTACACCTACCTGATCCTACCCCTGTGCAATACGATATTGCGACCTTCCTACAGAACAAACCTAAACGTGGAGTTATAGAAGCATTTCGTGGAGTAGGTAAAAGCTATATCACATCTGCCTTCGTCTGTCATACCCTCCTCCTTAATCCCCAAATGAAAGTACTGGTTGTTAGTGCTTCCAAAGTTAGGTCAGATGACTTCTCTACATTTACACAGAGACTTATACATGAAATACCTATCCTACAACATCTTAGATCCTCGGAAGGTCAAAGACAATCAAAAGTATCATTCGATGTTGGCCCTGCATTAGCTTCACATTCCCCATCAGTGAAAAGTGTGGGTATAACAGGACAATTAGCAGGTAGTAGAGCTGATCTTATCGTGGCTGACGATGTGGAGGTTCCTAATAACTCCATGACTCAATCAATGAGAGATAAATTATCGGAAGCAGTTAAAGAGTTCGATGCTATTCTGAAACCTGAAGGATCAATTATCTATCTGGGAACTCCACAAACTGAGATGTCACTGTATGAAACTCTACCTGAGAGAGGTTATACAGTACAAATATGGCCTAGTAGATACCCTACTAATGAACAACTTGTAAGATATGAAAATAAGTTAGCACCTTTTATACGAAATAGTACAGGTAAAGTAGGTGATCCTACCGATCCTCTACGTTTTGATGATGATGATCTTACCGAGAGAGAACTATCCTATGGTAGATCAGGATTTAATCTCCAGTTTCAACTAGATACTTCACTTAGTGATGCCGATAGGTATCCTCTTAAACTTAGTGATCTAATAGTTATGTCACTAGATGGTGATAAAGCTCCTGAGAAACCTGTGTGGTCTAGAGATCCTGAAAATAAATTGACCGATCTACCTAATGTGGGTCTACCAGGTGACGGATATTACTCTCCTCAAAAGAAAATAGGTGATTGGTTAGAATATACTGGTAGTGTCCTGTCAGTCGATCCTAGTGGGAGAGGTAAAGATGAGACAGGATATGCAGTCGTTAAGATGCTAAATGGTATCCTCTATGTTACTGAATGTGGTGGATTGCAAGGAGGATATAAACAAGATAACCTACAGGCACTCTCAGTCATCGCTAGACGTAATAAAGTTAATCTGGTATTGATAGAGTCTAACTTCGGTGATGGGATGTTTATGGAACTGTGGAAGCCTATTCTAAGTAAGATATATAATGTGACTATGGAAGAAGTTAGATCTAATATACAGAAAGAGAGAAGAATTATAGATACTCTTGAACCTGTTATGAATCAACATAGATTAGTTGTAGATCCACAAGTGATAGAAAAAGATATACAGACTGTTAGAAATTATCCTAGTGAAAGTCAAGCTAAATATATGCTATTTCACCAGATGACTAGGATTACAAAAGATAAAGGTGCTCTGATTCATGATGATAGATTGGATGCCCTGCAGATGGCAGTTGGTTATTGGGTGGAACAAATGGCTACCGATGCGGATAAAGAAGTGGATGTTAGGAAAGATAGACTTATGGATGAGGAATTAGAGAGGTTTACTGCAGGTGTCTTCGATAAACAATATAAAGAGACACCTAATGTTTGGATGAATATGTAGGGAAAAAATCTGAGGGGGTATATCTAACGTGCCGAGAGGCAGTTTCCCCCTTCGGTTGCTTCGCAAAAAGCCAGGGAAACCAGGACCGGGCTACTTTTCTGACTTCTTTTGATTCCTTATTATTTTTTTTTACCTCATTAATACTGCATACCTGCATGGGGTATGTTGGCCTGACTACTTCATACCTGTATGGGGTATTGGCGAAGCTGGGCCTGTCATTCTATTTTTATTTTTTATCCTTTTATTTTTCTATCTCTGTTTCTCTATCTATCTGTGTTTTTTGGCCTTGGTATTGCTGGCCTTAAAAATAATCAAAATAAAACTTGACGTATTTTTTTACCTATGATCTAATTAAGGCATTCAAATTTGCCAAATCAAAGCAAGTCGATACACTCGCACTGATTAGTAAGTCGCTTTAAAAGCTCATTTGATAGTTAAAGTTTGAAACAACATATAATCCGAGTATCTGATTTGTTAGAACATGAAAAACTTTGATGCATTTTAAAATTTGTTTAAGATTATCTACAAAATCAGAATACCGATATATTCCATTTAATCTTATTCTATATGAATATAGATCTTTGACAATTGAATCTGGAGTATCTTGAATGCTATTAGTTGGGAGTAGATTTTAACATTCAACTAATAGAGGAAATATGCTTTATTCCAAAATTGCTAAAGTACAAGATTTAGTTTATAAATACAGGGATGTTAGTATTTATAATTTTGGTAACTTCACTGTTTCAGTAGGGAAAGATCAGTTTCCTAATGAGCCAGTAGCACCAAAACGAGTACAGGAAGCAGTAAATGCATATCTTTATGGAGTAGCGACAATTCCAAGTAGTCTTCCTTTCGGGCCTTCCTTGATAACATTTGATGAGCTTGTAGAGGTATGTCAGGAAGCGAGAGATAGAAGCAAAAATATATCACAAAGTTATTTACAATAATATATTTTATCTACTCTCTACTAATAGCATTCATGGTTAATTCGTATCTTTTATGGGTCATGGCTTAACTAATGGTATAGACATGGCTAAACGTAGATTCAAGTATATCTATGTTCCTGTTGATCTGAAAAAGAGATCAGTATTAACTAAGGAACAGATGATAGATTTAAATGTTAAACATGAAAGTGAATTAAAAGTAGTGAACTTTCCTGCATTTCCGAAAGGAGTAAAGCCACAATTAAGTAGATTTTGGAATGCCATGTCTAAGCAAAAAGATCTATAAATTTAAAACTTGGCTTTTCA